CGTGATCTTCGATGAGGCCAAGCCACTCGAGAAGATTTTTCGCTGTGGCTACGTTCTCATGGGCGAAAAGAGCCTGCGCCTGTTGAAGCAGTCCCTGGAGTACATCAAGCTCTATTCCAAAGCAACCGGTCTTAAATGATGCACGAACTTGGACAGATACCTTGGCCTTGCCCGCATTCAATACAGCGTTTGCCTCTTCAAGCAGTTCGCCCAAAGCGAGTAAAGCGGGCGCGAGATCGCGGACGTCCATCTCGCTATTCGCGAGGGCCGGCCCATCATAAAGTACATTGAAAGTTGCTTTGCTCATGTCTTCCATTGTTGCTTCCTTGCCTGAATCTGTCTATTGAAGCCTATGGCAAACTTCCGGGCTGGGTCTTCTCGCAGCTATGCAACGAGTCGAGTTCAACGCGAGTACATTGCCCACCAGCACACTGACTCATGATCGAGATCTAGTCGTTTTTCGCCCGCGAAATTTTCCCCGCCTTCACCTCATCAGCGTAAGCGGTCAGCCGATCCTCATCGGCATGGAATACGGCGCACATCTTCAGCACGGCCTGAGCATCCGCCTCGTTGCCGGCCTGGCTCAGCCGCTCGGCGACTCGCATCAGCTCTACCGCTGACCACTTCAGATCGGAGGCGACACCCTGGAGGTCGCGCTTCAGGTCTTGCTCTGGTTTGTTGAGTCCCATGATCCCTTCCTAAATATCCCCGCCAGGCCATCTATTCATCTCTGGATCGTGAACGATCTTTCCTGCCTTCACCTCGTCCGCAAGCGCCGCAAGCCGATCTGCATCCTCATATAGCTTCGCAATCAGCTTCAGGACGGCTGCCACCTCGACATCTGGGCAGTCCTTGGTGATGTTGAGCACTTCGCTTGCGGCTTGCTCAAGGTCGAACCCTAGCGCTTTGAGTTCGCGGCGAAGGTCTTGGTTGGGTTTGGTGAGTGTCATCTATGCCTCACACATTCTGGCCGCTTCAGGCCTTTCAATGAGTCCATGGCGGTCTTCAATGAAGAGTCTTACGACTTTCGCCAATCCTGATCCTGTCCAGTGCCCGGTTTAGAGAATCCAAGGCATCAAGGAGGGCATTCGCCTCCGTCTCTCGACCATCTCCCCAAAGGCGCTCAGCCATTTTGTTCAGGGCCTGGATAGATCTTTCAATGTCTGCAGCGTTTGCTGTAGTGGGTTCTATCGGCCGTTTCTTTGGCGTTTTCAGAACTTTTGCAGTGCTCGCACGACGACACCCACGATCCGGCAGCGTTCGTCAAACGGTTCAATCGGGTATCCGGGATTCAGCGGCTTTAAGAACAGCCTCCCGCCGTCGTTCACCAGCTTCTTGAAAGTGGCCTCGTTGCTGTCTGGTAGCTTCGCAATCACCAGTTTTCCAGCTGTTGCTTCGGCTTCGGTGTCAACCAGGATCAGCGTGCCCTCGGTAATGCTTTGCCCAGCGGGCGAGGTCATCGAGTCTCCTTTGACCTCAAGCCAAAACGCCGCACCTTTTGAGTCGTACTCGGAAAACTCATAGCGATCCGAGAAGCCGGTCGGGTAGGGCTCCACGGCCTCAGCCCAAGCGCCGGCGGCTACCCAGCTGATCACCGGGTAGCGGTAGGATTCCACAGGCTGGCGGGATTCGCCGACGTTTGAGTCAGCTTTCTCTACCTCGGCACCCTCACCGATGGCCAGCCACTCAGCACGAAACCCGGTTGCCTTGGCAAGCGCATATAGGTTCTCCGGCCGGAGGCTTTTGCTCTCGCCGGTAATCCATTGGGTTACGGCAGAGTTTGCAACGCCGCAAAGCGAAGCAATTTCGCCCTTCTTTTTCCCACTGAGCGCGATGGCTCGGGCAATACGTTCATGTCTTTCCATGGGCCCAATATTAAGTTAACTGAATTTAAGCATGCAGTAGGTGGAAATCGTCGTTGACGCAATAACTTAAGCATGCTGAAATTGCGCAAAGCTCGAACGAGGATGCGCAATGAACACGCATGAAGTCGCCGAATTCTTCGGCAGCAAGACAAAGCTGGCACTGGCTCTGGGTATTTGCCCAAGTGCCGTGACCATGTGGGGGGAAACAATTCCTGAATCTAGGCAGTACCAGATTCAGGTTCTTTCCAAGGGCAAATTCAAGGCTGTGAAGAAAGACCAGGCCGCCTAAGCGACATCCCTGCCCACCGATCCATCGAAGCCAGATTAAAAGAGAGCAGTCCTCATGGAAACGTCCAGTCCAAGACACAGCGCGCAAACCCGTGACCAGGTGCTTGTTGCGCACGCGGCAAACCAGATCGCCCGTACCAGCCTGAGTCAGGACGATTTCGCCCAAACGCTGAGTCGCGAGCTGCACTCGGCATGCCCAGAGAAGGCTACAGCCAAAGAGGTGCCGGACTTCGGTGCATTGACCGAGCAGAACGATGTTGGTGAGTTCGTGAAGGCTACTGGCCGCTGGCTGAAGCGCGTTCAGCGTTGGTTGTCCGGCGATCAAGACATGCCGTCCTGGCTTGAAGAGTCGTGGGTGAATGCGTTGGGGCCTGAATTCCGCGATCACTGCATCAACGAACTGGCCGGCCGCCACGGACTGATCGGCGCCCGACAGATGACTAGCGACCAATGCGCGAACAAAAGCTTTGGTGCGCTGATCCGCGCCCTAGGCGACGTGATCGATACCGGTAGTGACGTCTTTGACGACCAGGTGATGTGCGAGGCGGATTTGCCGCAGCTGCCGGCGTTCGCCAAGCAATGCCGTCAGGTTGAAGCGCGGGCAGGGGAGTTGGGCCGAAAGGCCGAGGAGCTGCTCGACAAACACCGACCGAAACTGAAAATCGCCTGAATCCCGGGCACAAAAAAGCCGGGATTGCGCCCCGGCTGATTCATTACCACTCGATGAGGCCGATTATGCAGAGCCAACCCAATTCAAGCAATACCCCGAACAATGTCGCGACACGTTTTAATAATTTGCAAATCGTGTCGCGCCTCAAATCTCGTTCTCAGGGAGTCAAGCAATGACCCCCGACAACATCATCCAGCTGAACAGCAGCAGCAGGGGATTCACCCGTATGGACAACAGCCTGATGGAGGCTTTGGCTACGGTTGACCTGCCAGCGCGCGAACTGCGCGTTCTCATGGCCATTGCACGGCAGACCATCGGCTATCAACTCGAAACCAAGCGCCTGACCGCCGACGATATCGGCAAGCAGACCAACATGCGCCGAGACGTCACGTCGAAAGCGATCAGTCATCTCCTTGAGCGTCGAATCATTTTCCGGGTAGGGGGAAGCCGAGGTGATATCGGGATTTCCCCTATTCGCGAGTGGTCCTTCTATGAGGAAAAACCTGACCGTCTCACTGAGACCAAAACGTCTCACTCAGCCCAAATCGTCTCACTGAGACCTGAGGCGAGTGAGACCAAAACGGCAACTTGCCTTCTTTATACAAAGAAAGAACCCCTATTAACTCTTTCTTCGAAAGAGATTAATCCGCCCCAAGCGCAATTGGCTCCGCCGAAGCCTGAGCGCAAGAAGCCGTTCGGCAAAATCCAGATGCTGGCCAACAACCCGAACGCCATCCCTGAGCAACTGCTGGTCGACTGGCTGTCCCTGCGCAAGACCAAGCGCGCCGCGACCACCGCGACCGTTTGGGATTCGCTAAACGCCGAACTGGTTAAGTGCAAGACCGATCATGGGATCGACGTGAAGACCGCCATGACCGAGGCACTGTCCGCTGGATGGCAAGGTTTCAAGGCCGAGTGGATCGCCAAGCGCCTGGCTGAACAACCCTCTGCCAAAACTGCCCCGCAGAGCCGTCACACCGGCTTCGCTGACCGCAACTACACCGACGGACTAATCCAGCGGGAGGACGGTAGCTATGCGTTCTGAACCAGTACAACCGACCCCCGAGCTTCCGCCGGGAACTCGCATCCAGCCCGCCGAATGCGAAACCCACGGTGAGTTCGAGCAGAAGATTTTCTCGGTCATCGGTCGCGAGCTGAAGACCGGTTGCCCTGAGTGCTCTCGAATCGCCCAGATAGCGACGGAAGAGTCTGAGCGTAAGAGCAAGGCGCTGATGCTCCGCATGGCCATGGAGCGCAAGCTTGGCTCAGCGCTGATCCCGAAGCGCTTCGCTGGCAAAACCTTCGAAGGCTACGTGGCCACCACCGCCGAGCAGCACAAAGCGCTGAACACCTGCCGCCGGTATGCCACCGAGTTCTCGCAGATCGCCGAGTCGGGCCGCTGTCTATTGCTGTTGGGGAAACCGGGAACGGGCAAAACGCACCTGTCCGTGGCGATCGCCAACGAGATCATGGCCAGATCGAGCGCCACCGCCGTGTACCGCACTGTCGGCTCGGTCTTGCAAGCAATCCGAGCCACCTACGACCGGACCAGCGAGCAGAGCGAAAGCCAGATCTTGTCGAGCCTCGTCAGCCCGTCGCTCCTCATCCTCGATGAGATCGGCGTCAGCAAGGAAAAGCCCAGCGACTTCGAGCTGACCACGCTGTTCGCAATCATCAACGGCCGGTACGAGGAGCAGCGCCCGACGGTGATCGTTTCCAATCTGGATGCCAAGGCATTGCCGGCCGCGATCGGCGAGCGGTGTGCGGATCGTCTGCGGGAGGGCGGGGTGATCGTCATTCCGTTCGAATGGGAATCTCAGCGCGGCAAGGAGGGGTTTTGATCATGACCGACAAGATCAGCGTCAACAGCCAGGCCAAGCTCTCCGAGGCCATCACCTGCCTGACCACCATGTACCGCGACAAGAAGTTCGTCGTGGTCTCCCTGCGCCCGGGCAAGGACCGCACGCTTGATCAGAACTCGCTGTGGTTTGGGATGTACAAGCGCATCGCTGAGATGAGCCAGATCGGCGACGCGGCTGACGCTCGGCGTTACTGCAAGCTGCACTTCGGCGTGCAGATCCTGCTGAACGAGGATTCAGGGTTCCAGGCAGCGTGGTACCGAGTCATGCGTCATCTGCCCTACGAGGAGAAGCTGGCCATGATGGGCGAGTGCAAGCTGTTCGGTCCTGACGGTTTCCCCGTTACCAGCCTGTTCAATCGCGCCCAGGGCGTCCAGTACACCGACCGCATCGCCGCCTTCTTCACCGGTCAGGGCGTGGTGTTCACCGACCTACTCAGCAAGGAGGCTGCATGAGCCATCAATTCAAGCCGGGCGATTTGGCGCTCACTCTCGTTTCAAAATACGGCATGCCCGCGATGTCTGCCGTTTTGCTGGTTGTCTTCATCCCGGACGGAAGTGGCGCCATCGAACCTGACGGTGCCCCATGGGCCGCCCCGCATGAAGGGTGGGTTGTCGAGCAAGAGGGTGAGGACGGCTACGGGTTTTTCAAGCCGTCGCAACTGATGCCGTTGCGTGGCGACTTTACCCAAGAGCAACAGAGAGCCAAGGAGGCCGAGCCATGCGCATAGCGCCAAAGCCACCCCGGCCGAAAAAGTGCAAGAACCCTGCGTGCGGTATCAGCTTTCCGCCGCAGCGCTTTGGGCAATCAGTGTGCAGCCCCAAGTGTGGCCTGGCCATCAAGGACGTGAATCAGGAGAAGGCTCGCAAGTCGCTTGCCCAGATCGAGCGCAAAGAGATCAAGGTCCGCAAGGAGAAGCTGAAGAGTCGGGCCGAGCATCTCAAGGACACGCAGACCGCGTTCAACGCTTGGGTGCGAGAGCGGGATGCCGAGCTGCCTTGCATCAGTTGCGGCCGGCACCACCAGGGCAAATACGACGCAGGGCATTACCGCACTGTTGGCAGCAACCCTGCGCTTCGCTTCGAACCGCTGAACTGCCACCGCCAGTGCTCGCCGTGCAACACCCAGCTGTCTGGGAACATCGTGAATTACCGCATCGAGCTGGTGAAGCGCATCGGCGCCGAGCAGGTCGACTGGCTGGAAGGGCCGCATGAGCCGAAGAAGTACACCGTCGAAGAGCTGAAGGCGATGACCGCCGATTACCGGACGAAGACCCGCGAACTGAAGAGGGCGGCAGCATGAAGGAAATATTCGAAATTTTGCAGGTAGTCATCACTGTGGTGGCGTTTTCTTGGGTCTGCTTGGAGGGGCGCGCATGAAGTTGATCAACGCAAGGCAGGTATGGACAGAATCGCAGCACGAATCGAACGCGTCGATCAGCGCTGTGGCTATCGACAAGGCGGAATCGGCGCCGGTACAGAAGGGCAGCCGAATGCGCCGCCATGAGGCCGTGTTTGCTGCCTTGGGGGATGACAAGGAAGAACGCATCCAGATCGTTCGGCAGAAGATCAGTATCAGCGAGACTCGCCGCACACCTATTGGTCGATCTACCGCCCGCGCCGCGCACCTGGCAACCATCGGCAAGGTCTTGCGCGCCATCGACACGCTGCCGTTCCAGGTACAACAGTTCGGGCACTACCTGTATCACCCGGCGATGACCATGCGCCACGTCATGAATGCGGTGTTGCTGATTACCGCCCATGCCAAGTTGCCAGACCTCACTTCGGCCAAGCGCGTGAAGGCGCAGTACCTGGTGACTCTGGCGTTGCAATCGTACAAGGGCGAGGTCGTCGGGGCGGCAGAGTGGGGGCCGGCCCGAGTCGCCGCCGAGATGAAGACCTTCTTCGGCGTGACGATTGATCCGAAGAACTGGACGCGCGATTGGCTCGACCTATGGGAATCCCTGAAAGAAGTCATCAAAGAAGTGGATATTCAGGCACAGCAGCCGGTATGGCAGGTCATTCACGCGGAAAAAGAAGAAGAAGCGGCATAAACATATTGACATGACGGGGAATTGCGCGTACTTTTCCCATAGTGCGCAATTCACGCAACACGCACACGAATATCTGAACCCGGCCATCGAGCCGGGTTTTTTATTGCTCAATTGCAGGCGAAAGACCGGAAAGACCCTCCTGCTCATTCAATACAAGAGGATCTACCGATGCCGCATATCACTCGCTGCAAAATGACTCTTCGCGCCAAAGGACCCGTTCAGGGCTCGTCGGAATCGCTGACCCGTTTGTGCTTCGGCGCTGTGTGGTCGGCCAACCCTGCGGAAGAGGATGCGATCTACGGCAAGTACACCCCATACGGCGAATACGTCGTGAACGTGGTTGCCGATCGCGCCGGGCAATTCGAGGAAGGTAAGGACTACTACTTCGATATCTCGCCAGCTTTCTGAATTCACCGCAGCCAGGGCGGCCTCACGGATGCCTGGACGTCGATAGCCGGATAGTGCGACGTACGGAATCAACACCGGCAGCCCGCGCATCCTGCACACCAACGCTTACAGGGTGGCGCGAGACTGGACTGCGAGATCGATGCAAAGGGGCGTCGGCGCAGAGAAGGTCTTCGGCGGACAGGAGGGGAAAGACCCTCACACCTATTTCGGGCCTCGCATTAAGCGGGGCCTTTCGCGCCAGTCAGAATCTACAAAGATCGGTGCCAAGTTACTTCGGTGATGCCGCTTAATCTCACGAAATCTCGCATCGCTCTGATTGTTCCGCCGCATGGCGGACCTGAACCAAGATTGCTGCCAGAGTGAATTAAGGATAGGTAGCAAGCATCCGCCTCTGTCATGGTTGTCGAGGGATGGGCGAACACGACGCGGTACCCGTTGAAGCTGTAGCAGATAATAAAATTCGAGAGCTTCACGGCGGGCCTCATGGCCACTGGCTATCATCTGTTGAGCCTAGTATGGGTGCGAGTAAATTGCTCTTGCCTCCGGTCTGAATGATTCAAAACTCTTTATTTGAGCCTCGCCAATGTGCGGGGCTTTTTCGTTTTCGGCTCCACCACACCCATCGCTCTGAGCTGGGAGTGCTGCTGGAGCCGGATCTATCAATCTCCCCGAGAGGGAGCCATTGGATTCTCAATCATGCCGGACAGACCTGAGAGCTGGGCCAAGTTCTGGGAGGCAATGAGCAATCCACTCCTACAGGGCGCAATTATGGCGATCCTCATCTCCCTCTTGCGCGTGCTCTATGACGCCAAAGAAACCAGCAAGCGCCGAATCATCTTCGAAGCGCTGATCTGCGGAGGCCTGAGCCTGTCGGCCAGTAGCGTTATCGCCTGGATGGAGTGGCCATCGAATCTTTCAGTTGCTGCCGGCGGGGCCATCGGCTTCCTCGGCGTTACTGCCATTCGCGAAATGGTGACCCGCTTCCTTGGTCGCAAGGTGGATTCACTATGAAGGCGTTCGCAGCTGCAGCAATCATCGCGCTCGTTGCCTGCCTGTTGCTGGGTATTCAGCATTACCAGGTCATTGCGCTTGAGGGGCAGGTGACGATCGAGGCCAAGAGCAAGAACGACGCCATCGCGGCCAACACCGAAAGCCAGGCCACCATCACCACGCTACGGGCCGAAGCCCAGCGCAATGCTGACTACCTGAAAGACTTGAACAAGCGAATCAAGGCCAGCGAAGACAAAGCCAAAAAGGCGAGGAAAGACTTTGAAGATCTCAAGCGCAACAGCAAGCCTGTTCGTGATTGGGCTGCTCAGCCTCTGCCTGACGGCCTGCGCGGGAAGCCCGGCAGTGGTGACAAAGACACAGGCCGTAAGAATTGAAGCGCCCGAGCTAATTCCCTGTGAGCGGATCGACGCGGCCGAGTCTGAGGCTGGCCTTCGCCTGAACGGCGATGTGTGGGAGCTCAAGGATCAGGCCATCAAACTGCTGGACACGTGTGCCGACCAGGTGGACGCCCAAATCAAGCGCAGTCAGAGCAAGTAATCCGCGACACGTTTCGCGAATCATCAAATTGTGTCGCGACATTGGAGAAGGGCATGACCAACGTCACCCGCTTGCATCACGCATTGCCGCTGAGTCCCGCCATAAACCAGGCGATCACTGAACTGGATAGCGCCATTGCCAAAGCGATTGACGCTGCCAAGGCTGCCGGTCTCCCTCAGGGCTTGGTCGTATCACTCTTGCACGGGCACGCCCAGGTGCAGACCAACATGATGGTGAGCTGAATGACGACCATTGCCTACAAAGAAGGCGTGATCGCCTATGACTCGCGTGAAACCCTGGGCACAACTATCGTCGATGACGACTGCGACAAGTGTCAGGCCTCAGGCGGGGTTCAGTTCTTCTGTACAGGCTCGACACCCGACTACGACGCGCTGATAGCTGCCTACTTCGGTGAAAAGTCATCCGTGGTGATAGAGGCTGGCGGTATAGCTCTGGACAATGGGGTGTTGTGGTTGCTCGGGTACAGCGAAACTACTGGCTTCTGGAAGGATCGTCTCAGGCTGGATAACCCTTTCGCCGTCGGCAGCGGCTCAAGCCATGCCCTCACGGCAATGGACATGGGCGCCACTGCCTATCAGGCTGTAGAAATGGCCATGAAGCGCGATAGCTGCACTGGCGGCAAGATCAGAACGCTCACTGTGAAGGCGTCCGAGCCTGCCGCCTGATGAATCAACTGCGGAACGTTTCAACTCTCTGCGGCATAGCAGGGAACCACAGCCATTCGCCGTCCTGCATCGGGGTATTGAAGTTGCGCTTCACCTCGAACACACGATCATCCCCATTGGTACCGGTTACCGACAGGATGTGCGCCGATTGCCAGCCCTTGAATTGTTCGCTCTTCAGGCCAAGCCAGCCTGCGCGGAGCACGAGCGCGCTGGTATTGTCTGCGCCGGTGTAAATGGTCCGCTCTCCAGGGTTAAAGGTGAATGGAATACCGGTCAATCGAACCGATTCATCATTGTCCGTATAGACCTCAATGTCCGCAGTAATTAATCCCACGATGCTGCTCCTTGCGTTTAGTTGACCGCCACCAATACCGGCAACAAGCCACCATTTCAATCCCTGCTTTAGCATTACCGAGAACGCCCATGACGACCAAGCTACCCGACTGGGAGGCAATCGAACGCGCCTACCGGGCCGGGATGCTTTCTTTGCGAGCAATGGCGGAACAGTTCGGCTCCAAGGAGTCGACAATCCGCAGTAGGGCGTCCAAGAACGGATGGAAGATGGATCTGACCGCCCAGGTAAAGGCGGCGACCAAAGAGAAGCTTTCGCGCAGTACTTCGCGCACGACTGTCGCGCAATCCGATGTGCGCGAAGATGCGCAGATTATCGAGGAAGCCTCCGACGTGGCGGCCTCTATCGTGCTGTCGCACCGCACCGATCTTGCGCAATGGCGTGGTATAGCCAACAAGTTGCGCGATGCGCTCGATGCGCTACCGGTTACGGAAGAAAACCACGGCGACTTCGCCCGATCCTTGAACGCTGGTGTTGACGCACAGCTGAAGGTCATCAAGGGCGAACGCCAGGCCTATAACCTCGACACGGAGACAGGTGACAAGACAGTCAGCGACCTGGCCGCGATGATGGACGAACTATCGAAGGAAGCCTGACATGAAGCCCGAGCACATGAAGCTGCTCCGGGACAAGCGTTGGAGGCTGAACAATCTCTACTTCATCACGGACAAGCAGGGCAAAAAGGTCCGCTTCCGGATGACGGACGAGCAGATCGAGTACTTCGATGGAATGCACACCCGCAACATCATCCTGAAGGCTCGGCAGCTCGGCTTCACCACTGAGTGCTGCATCATCCAGCTCGACGCCGCTCTATTCGAGTCGGCCAAGTGCGCGCTGATCGCTCACACCCTGAACGATGCCAAGCGTCTGTTCCGGGAGAAGGTGAAGTACGCCTACGACAACCTGCCGGCCGAGATTCGCGCTGCCAACCCGGCGAGCAACGATGCTGCCGGTGAGCTTGTTTTCAGCAAGGGCGGCTCGCTCTACGTCAGCACCTCATTCCGGGGCGGCACGCTGCGTTACCTGCATGTGTCCGAGTTCGGGAAGATCTGCGCCAAGTTTCCACACAAGGCCCGCGAGATCGTCACCGGCGCCTTCGAGGCTGTGGCCACCGATTGTTTCGTCACCATTGAGTCGACGGCAGAGGGCAGGGCCGGCTACTTCTTCGATTACTCGCAGAGTGCCGAGCGCCAGCAACTGGCTGGTGTGCCCCTGGGCCTGCTGGATTGGAAGTTTTTCTTTTTCAGCTGGTGGAAGAACAAGGCCTACTCGCTGGACTCCACCGACGTGATGATCCCGCAGCGCCTGACCGATTACTTCAACGAACTGCACGCCAAGCACGGGATCGTCACGAACGACGGCCAGCGCGCCTGGTACGCGGCCAAGGAGAAGACCCTCGGCGACGACATGAAGCGGGAATATCCGTCTCTGCCGGCCGAAGCCTTCCAGCAGTCGATCGAGGGCGCTTACTACGCCCAGCAGTTCACCAAGCTTTACGCCAATCAGCGTGTCGGTGTGCTGCCGAACAACAACCATTTGCCGGTGATGACTTTCTGGGATATCGGCGTCGGCGACTCCACGGCCATTTGGTTCGTGCGTCAGGTCGGCGAGGAATATCACATCATCGATTACTACGAGAACTCGGGCGAAGGTCTGCGCCACTACATGAAGGTGCTGAAGGATCGTGGCTACACGTATTCAGAGCATTGGGGGCCGCATGACATCGATAACCGCGAGTTCGGCAGCGATGCCAAGACCCGCCGCGAGCTGGCCCGTGAGGGCTACGACATCGACGGGCAGAAGTACTGCATGACATTCCAGGTCGTTCCAAAGCTCGGTATCAACGACGGCATTGAGCAGGCTCGCGAGATCCTGCCCAAGTGCGCCTTCGATGAATCCAAATGCGAGGAAGGAATCGCCTGCCTTGAGAACTACCGCAAGGAATGGGACGACAAGCGCGGCTGCTGGAAAGACAAACCGCTTCACGACTGGACGTCTCACGGCTCCGACGGATTCCGGTACTTCGCTGTCGCCAAGAGCGCAAGGAAGCCGGTCAAATCAATCAAAATGGGATTTGCACGCTAATGGCAGACGTCACCTACACCCGCCCGGAATACGACGCGGCACAGTCCCGTTGGCGGCTGGTGCGCGACGTGTGCAAAGGCTCCGAAACGGTCAAGGCCCGAGGCGATGTTTATCTGCCGAAGCCAAATGAACATGACACCAGCGTCGAGAACAGGGACCGCTACAAGGGCTACAAGCAGCGCGCCGTGTTCTACAACGCCACTGGGCGAACTAAACACAGCCTAGTGGGTGCGGTGTTTCGCACCTGGCCAACGCTCACTGTCCCCGGCGCCCTCGACTACGTGTCGAAGGACATCGACGGGCAGGGCGTGAGCGTCTATCAGCAGTCGCAATCGGTCATCGGGCATCTGCTCGAAGTCGGCCGTCACGGTCTGCTGGTGGATTACGCAGCTGTCGAAGCCGGCACCGTGAGCAAGGCTGACGAACAAGCAGGCCGGGCCCGGGCGAGCGTTGCCAGTTACCCGGCCGAAGCCATCAGGAACTGGAAAACTCGCAAGGTCGGTGGTCAGCACCTGCTGAGCCTGGTTGTTCTGCGCGAAGAAGCTGACAAAGATTCAGATGACGGCTTCGGCAGTGAAAAGGTTGTGCAATACAGAGTGCTTCGCCTCGACGAGGCCGGCATCTACACGCAGGAAGTCTGGGAAGAGAGCAGCAGCGAAACAACGATGGTCGTTGCACCTTTCACTCCGTTGAATGGCCTCGGTCACCCGTGGAAGCTGATCCCGTTCCAGTTCCTCGGCAGCGAGAACAACGACACCAGCATCGACGACTCGCCGCTGTATGACATGGCCGTGCTCAACATCGGCCATTACTGCAACAGCGCGGACTACGAAGATTCGGTGTGGTTCTCTGGTCAGCCTCAGTTCTGGATCTCTGGCCTCGATGAGGCTTGGCGCGATCACCTGGAAGCGAATGGCATCTATGTCGGCTCGCGGGCTCCGCTGACACTGCCGGCCAATGGATCGTGTGGCTTTGCTCAGCCTGAGCCGAACACCCTCGTCAAAGAGGCCATGGACGCAAAGAAAGAGGACATGGTGTCGCTCGGTGCCCGACTGATCGAGCGCGGCAGCGCGGTGAAGACCGCGACCCAAGCCGACAACGACAGTGCCGCGGAACACAGCGTGCTTTCGTTGGTGGTGAGCAACGTCAGCGAGGCCTACAGCCAGTGTCTGGTCTGGATGGCCGAGTTCGTGAACGCTCCCGGCGAAACCCTCTACAAGCTCAATCAGGACTTCAGCCAGATCACCCTGGACGCGACGATCCTTTCCGCACTGTTCAACGCGGTGCAGGGAGGCAAGCTGCCGGCGGGCGACTTCTGGCAGTACCTGCGCGACCGAGGTGTGATCGATCCCGAAAAGACCGACGACCAAATCCGCGACGAACTGGAAACAGAGAATCCGGTGATCGACTTGGATGACGACGAGGTAATCCCGAATGGCGGCAAACCAAGCAATCCTTGATGCCACGATTCGGCACGCGGTCTTCCTCGAGCAACTGAAGTCTGGGGAGGTCGCGAAGTTCGGGCCTTTTCTCAAGGAGATTGACCGCTCGATCCGTGAGCGGCTGACCCGGACCGATCTGACGGATTACACCGTCGCTCGGCTGGAACGGTTGCTGAGCGAGGTCGACAGTCTGCTGCTGGGCATCTTCAACCGCTACAGCGACAAGCTGAACCTCGACCTGATCGACATTGCGAACTACGAGGCCGAGTTCGAAGCGACCAGTCTGACCCGTGCGGCGCCGGTGGGTGTCTCGTTTGATGCGGCAGTGCCTGGCGCTACTGCAATCAGGGCGGCCATCCTCGGCAACCCGCTCAGCGTGCGCGGCGCAGATGGCGGCAAGCTGCTCAAGTCGTTCATTGATGGCTTCACCGCCACTGAGCGACAACGCCTTACTGGCGCGATCCGGCAGGGCTTCTTCGAAGGTCAAACCAACTTCCAGATCATCAAGAACATTCGCGGGACCAAGGCACTCCAGTACAACGACGGCATCCTGGCCACGACCAACCGGAATGCCGGCGCCGTGGTGCGAACGGCGGTGCAGCACGTCGCTACCCAAGCACGCATGGAGACGCTGAAAGAGAACTCCGACGTCGTGCAGGCGGTGGAATGGGTCAGCACCCTGGACACGAAGACGACCAGTCAGTGCCGGACGCTCGACAAGCAGCGCTTCAAGCTGACTGAGGGGCCAAGGCCGCCGATCCACATCAACTGCCGCTCGACGGTGGTGGCGGTGACTCGCTTCAGCGCTTTGTTCGCCAAGGACGCCACGCGGGCATCCATCGGCGACGGCGGCGCCCGGCAAGTCAGGGCAGACCTCAGCTATTACGACTGGCTCAAGCAGCAGCCAGCGGCGTTTCAGGACAAGGCAATTGGCCCCGTTCGAGCCAAGCTGTTCCGCGAAGGTGGCCTGAGCGTCGAACGGTTTGCCGAGCTGCAGCTTGATCGGAACTTTGCGCCGCTGACGCTCGTGGAGATGAGAGCTTTGGAGCCGCTGGCGTTCGAGAGTGCGGGTATTTAGCTAACAATGACGTCGATCAGAATTGATCGAGTTCATAAATTTTTGAAATTCGTCTCTCCATTTATCGTGGCTTTTGTTGAATTTGTCCAAATACTCGTTAGAAATTTTATCGTCCTTTTCATTAAACGCGTTTTTCAGAGCAGTCACTAAGTTCAGGCTCAATACGGAGAGTTCAGCTGGGGCATAAACGCTGAACGCGTACCCAGCTTTCATGAGTTCATCGAGCCTTGAATTGTAAGTTTCGTGTTTGAAATCACCATAACCTGTCATTGCCATCAGGTTCCCTAGTGCACTGATAAATAGGTCGGCCTTGACACGCAAGTTTTGCTCTTGGGTATCAATCCTTGCTATGCAGGATTGCCGGTTGGTGATTTCTGCAGTTTGTGAGGCTGTCATCCAGCTCGTCATGCCAGTGCTCATCGTGGCCGCCAAAACAAGTAGTCCTGTTATGGCCGGTATAAGGATTGGGCTCCATAGTTCAAGCTTCGTTTTCTCACTAGGTGTAGCGTCCGTCATCTGTTGCTCCAGCACTTAAATTAATTTGCCGGCGCATTCTCCGCATATTCAGAAATCATTTCTATCTCCGCAGGCAGGGCCTGCACTTACGTCTCTGGGAGACAACAAATGCTGAAATTCCAACTGGACAGCCTGGATGGTGTCGACGAAGCCGTGCGCGCTCTTTACACCGAGAAGGACGGCAAGTTCGTACTTGGCATCGAAGGTCTGCCGCAGCCTGAGGATGTCTCCGGCCTGAAGTCCAAAGTTCAGGAGTTGCTGGACGAGAAGAAGGCCGCTGACAAGGCTCGCAAGGACGCCGAAGACCAGGCCCGCCTGGAGCGCGAAGAGAATGCCCGTAAGTCCGGCAACGTCGAAGAGCTCGAACGCTCCTGGTCCGAGAAGTACAACCGCCGCGAAGCTGAGCTGAATGGCACGTTGGAGCAGGAGCGGACAACGCTGAGCACTCAGATCCGGGATCTGACCGTCGGCCGTACCGCTACTGATATCGCGTCAGCCCTGGCAATCCCAGGCAGCGCCAAAGCCCTGTTGCCGCATATCGAACGCCGTTTGAGCGTCGAGCAGCGCGACGGGAAGCCTGTGGTTGTCGTGCTCGACGCACAGGGCAAGCTCTCGGCGGCAACGCTGGATGAGCTGAAAGCAGAATTCGCAAACGACACGGCGTTCGCGCCGTTGATCGCGGGTAGTAAGGCATCTGGCGGCGGGGCTGCTGGTGCTGGAGGTGGCGGCGGGGCCGCAAAAGGAAATATCGGCGGCACCAAGGCGGAGCGTACGGCAGCACTTGCTGCACGGTTCTCCGATCTCCCTCTCAAGTAAGGAAATAATTCATGTCCCTGTCTCAAATGCAGGTCTTCAACGACTTCATCATGCCCGCGACTCTCGAGACGCTGGATCAAATGCTTCAGGCATTCAACGCCGCCAGTAACGGCGCGATCGTGCTGTCTCCTGAAGGCTTCACCGGCGACTTCTTGCAAGAGTCGTTCTTCCAGGCTCTGGGTGCTGCTCAGCGTCGTGTTGATCGCTACGCTGCCAATGGTGCCGCACCAATCACCGATCTGACCGAACTGAAGAACACTTCGGTCAAGGTTGCTGGCGGCTTCGGTCCGATCCGCTACGAACCATCCCAGATGACCTGGTTGGAGCGCCCAACTGTTCAGGGCATCGAAGTGGCCAGCCGTGCGTTTGCCGAGGTTCTGCTGAAAGACCAGCTGAACACTGCCATCGCTGCGTTGGTGGCTGCGATCACCGCGCAAGCCGCTGCAGTGAATGACGTGTCGGCAACCGCCGGTATCACTCAGGCCGGCCTGAACAACGCGCATGCGAAGTTCGGTGATGCCAGCCAGTCGCTAGTTGCCCAGATCATGCAGGGCACTACCTGGCACAAACTGGTCGGCCAAGCGATCGGCAACTCCACCAATCTGTTCGTGGCCGGCAACGTCCGCGTGGTCGACATCCTCGGCAAAGTATCGATCGTTACCGACGCCCCTGCACTGATGCAGACCGGTACGCCGAACAAGGAAATCATTCTGGGCCTGGTAGGTGGTGCCGCTCTGGTCCATGACAACCGCGACATCATTTCGAACGTTCAAACCGTCAACGGTAAAGAGCGCATCGAAACCACCATCCAGACCGACTACACCTTTGGCCTGGGCTTGAAGGGTTACACCTGGGACACCACCGCCGGTGGCAAATCGCCGTCGAACGCGGCTCTGGCTACCGGCACCAACTGGGACAAAACGGCGTCCAGCATCAAGGACACCGCTGGTGTTGCTCTGATCGGCGACGCCTCCAAGTAACCATTTGATAACTGCGCCGGGGCATAATGCCCTGGCGCAGCGGAGTGACAGTGATGACTGATAACATCTGGTATCTGCCGGGCCCGTTTCACCGCTACGAAGATGACGTGAAGGCAATCGCCAAAAAGGAAGGCCTGATCATCATCGATGCCAATGTCACGGAAGACCGTGGCGGCGAAGTTGAGAAGTCGCCGAAGGCTACGCTGAAGGCTGAGTACCGCGCCGCACCTGCGAAGGCAGGCGCCGACCTGAACAAACCCAAGGACTGACCCATGCTCATCATCGAGGACGGTACCGGCAAGCCAGACGCCGAAAGCTACGCGAGCGCCGCGGACCTGGTCATGTACGCCGGTAAGTTCGGTGTGACCATCCCCGCGTCCGAGCCAGCGCAAGAAGCACTGCTTCGTCGGTCCGCCTTGGCGATGGATGGCAAGACCTGGAAGGGACGCAAGACGGATAGCGATCAGGCTCTGGCCTGGCCGCGTCGCGGGGTTGAACTGGATTGTCAGATCAAGCCCGACAACTACCTGCCGGCCCGAATCCAGTACGGCCAGATGGCCTTGGCCGCTGAGATCCACACCGACGACATCGACCCAATCGACAAGCGAAAGGGTGCAATCACCCGTGAGCGCGTCGAGGGCGCAGTTGATCGCGAGTACGCAACGATTTCCAACACCAGCGGCAGGCTGTTGCCGGCGGCGCCGAATCGGCCGAGCGCCACGCAGTTCGCCGACTACTTACAGAAGCGGGGCCTGTTCGCCGTCCGCGCATAGCTGAAACGGAGCCACCATGGCCTTCTACGACGAAATGGCCGTGATGGCTCTGGAGATGATCACAGAGTTCGGCCAGCCCGTGACCATTCGAGCAGTCACCGTTGGTGAGTACGATCCCGACGCCGGGATGGCACCGCCTGACACCATTACCGAGCAGATCGCCCAAGGCATCCTGCTCGACTTCACTGGCCAAGAATTCCAGAACAACAGCCTGATCAAGCAGGGCGACAAGAAGCTCAAGATCGCTGCGCAGGGGCTTGAGTGGGTGCCTGATCTCCTGAACAAGGTCGTCGTCCAAGGTCGTACCTGGTCAATCGTCCCACCGCTGAAAGAGATCAACCCGGCCGGCACACCGATTCTGTACGAGCTGCAGGTGCGATCGTGAGCCGCGCTGGCTCCGGGCAGTCCGGCAGCTTCGCCTTGAGCCTTGCCGAGTTCGCGGCTCAAGCCACGGAAGCCATTGATGCAAGCTTGCGCGAGATCATTATCGAGGTCGGCAGCAGCGTTATCCGCATGTCACCGGTGGGTAACCCTGAGATCTGGGCGCAGAACACTGTGGCCCGTCAGTACAACAAGGCCGTGGACGATCACAACAGCGATTTGCGCAGCGATCCGGCCAACCTGACGAAGGCGGGTCGACTTAAGCCTGGGCGCAAGCTGAACGACGGCATGAACATGGTTGCTCCTGAGGGCTATGTAGGCGGGCGGTTCCGAGCCAACTGGCACCTCTCCATTGATGTAGTGGAGAGCGTCACCTTTGACGAGATTGATCCGGGCGGGCAAGCAACAATCGCTGCATTGGTTTCGGCTGTCAGCGACTTCACCGCCGGACAGACTGCCTACCTCATCAACAACCTGCCGTATGCGATCCCGCTGGAGTTCGGGCATTCGACCCAGGCACCCGGCGGCATGGTCCGCATCACCGTGGCCCGCTTCCAGCAGATCGTGCTGGAGGCCATCAGGAACAACCAGGTATGAGTCATAACCTCATAGCTTCGATCTACGAGGCCAAGCTGATCAACTGGGCGAAAGCTCTACCGGTACCGCTAAAGGTCGTCGTCGAGAACGAGGCCTATACACCCGTGAACGGCGCGACCTACCTGAAGGCGTTCACGCTGCCGGCCGATACCGCGAGCAACACGCTCGGCGGGGACCACAAGCTGTACACCGGTGTTTTTCAGGTCAGCATCGTGACGCCGTCGGGCAAGTACCGCGGGGCGGCCGGTGCGCTGGCTGATCAGATCGCCGCGCTGTTCCCCCTGTATGAGCGGAACACGAAGGGCGCGCTGACCGTTGTGACGATGACACCGGTTGATCCGGGCCCCGGCATTCCAGACGACACCACCTTCACGGTGCCGGTTTCGTTCTTGTACCGAGCCGACACCAACTGAATTAGCCCGTTGGGCAAACCCAGAACCCGCCATTGAGCGGGTTTTGTCATTTCTGCAAAGAGGAAAACCCATGAGTGTCAAGATTCCCAACGGCACCACGTTCGAGATCGCGGCCACGCTGAGTCTCGCGAAACCTTTCACTGCAATCAGCAATGCCAAGCCCGCAGTGCTGACTGCTGCCGCGCACGGCCTGGCCAATGACGACGTGATTGTCATTGATTCGGCGTGGGCGAAGCTGAACGGCCGTCCTGCGCGAGTGATTGATTCCGATGTGGGCGACTTCGCGGCTGAAGGTGTGGATACCACCAGCGTCAAAAACTATCCAGCAGGCTCCGGTGCGGGATCGGTTCGTGCAGCGTCTGGCTGGACCCAAATCTCTCAGATCACCGAGCCAACCGCAAACGGCGGTGAGCAGCAGTTCCTGACCTACGGCTTCCTCGAGGATGACGATGATCGTCAGTTGCCCACCACCAAGTCGGCCAGCAGCATGACGCTGCCGGTTGCTGATGATCCGGCTCAAGCGTACGTCGCGATTGTAGAGGCTGCCGACGAAGATAAAGAGCCGCGTCTGGTCCGTGCAAACCTTCCGGGCGGCGCGACCATTTACTACTACGCGTACGTGTCGATCACCGCGACCCCGACGCTGAGCCGCAACAACATCATGACGCGGACCATCACGCTGTCGTTCGCCTCCCGCCCAACTCGCTACAACGCCTAAGGGGTTCCCATGGCAAAGTTTTCCATCGCGCCGAAGCCGACGTTCACCGTCGATGTGGCCATCCCGCAGGTGGGCGGCAAACCAGCAATGGTGCCGTTTACCTTCAAATATCGCGACCGTACGGCGCTGGCTGAACTGTTCGATTCCTGGAAGGCAAAAGCGGAAGCCATTGGCGAACGCTTCAAGGGCACGGAGCCGAACCTCGTAGACGTGACCGCCGCCGAGGTCGAGCAGGGAGTCGATCAGATCAAGGATCTGGTGGTGTCTTGGGGTTTCGACGACAAGCTCAACGATGAGTCGATCACTGCCTTGGTGAAGAGCTGCGTTGGAGTTTCAGATGCCGTGGTGAAGGCCTACAGCGAAGCCTTCGGCAGGGCCCGTCTGGGAAACTGACCGCCGCAGCCCGTGCGCTCTATGAGTCTGACGGTTCCGCTGAACAGATGGCGATGTTCGGCTTCTCGCCAGAGGACTACGACGAAACCTTCGAAGTTTGGCCTGACAACTGGAAGGCGTTCCTCGTCATGGATGCGATGGGCACCCAGTGGCGCACAGGCGCATGCGGCGCAACGGGTCTCGATTACGGCGTTCTTCCCAACGTGATGAAGCTCGTCGGCATCCCGGCGAAGGATCGCCCCGGCGTGTTCCAGGACATCCGGATCATGGAGTCAGAAGCCCTCTCCTTATTGGGTGGAGAATGATCGATGAGGTGCATTTATTACATCCCCAGACCTTCGATCAAGATTTGCTCTCGGAATTTTAAAAGCAGTAGCGCTTTCAGGTCTGGGACCTTCGAGAGCTCCTTCTCGATAGCAATGATTCGTTCACGCTGAGAGTCAAAGGCATCGAGTTCTGGCCTCAGTTCTCCGCTTGGTTGATGTAGCTGCTGATAGATATGTTGGCCATCGATAGGGGTGCCTTGGAAGCCAAAAATAATGTCGTGCATATTTTCCGCCTTCGACTTTTGAAGGCTAGAAAGGATTTTTTCCGCACGATCGTTGTTTGTCATAAAAGTCCAATAAAGCAATGGGTTAAACCATCGTTGTACTCAGTGTTTTTCAATGGGTCAAGATGATAGGTGTCTATTTGCCATCGTTGGGCGGTCTGGAGAGCGTTGGACATCTTTCACCTGGAGTACTCATGAACATTGCAGAACTCGGCATCAAGATCGATTCGGCTGATGCCGCCAACGCTGCGACCGATCTCGACAAGCTGACGAAGTCCGGCGAGCGTGCAGAGCAATCCGCCGTTGGCCTGATGAAAGAGATGGAAGCGTTGGAGAAGTCGTTGTCGAAAGGCGCGACCACTACGCAGGAACTGGCCAAGCAGCGCGAGAGTCTGGCGAAACTCACCAAGACCGGCGCTTATGGCGAGGCCGAATTCACCAAGATCACCGCGCAGCTCGATAAACAACAAGTGGCCCTGGCCAAGTCCACCCTGGACGAGCAGAAGGCCCTGAATAGTCTGCTCGGCGCGATCGACCCGGCACGCGCGGCCATGGGCAAGCTCGACACCCAAGTCGAGCAGTTGGGCAAGCACCTCGACGCAGGCCGGATCAGCCAGGACCAGTACAACGCGGCGTTGAGCAAGATCGACGGAAACTATGCGGCGCTGGAGAAAACCGCCACCGGTTTCGACCGGCTGAAGCTTGGCACCCGACAGGCGCAGGAAAACGTCGTTCAGCTGGGCAACGCGTTGTCGTCCGGTGATTGGGGCAGCGGTGTTCGTGCCGTGGCTCAACTGGGCGCAGGTGCAGGCGCATCAGCTGCTGGCTTGTTTGCCATCCTTGCGCCGATTGCACTGGCCACTGCCGCCGTCGGCGCTCTGGCTGTTGCCTATTACAAGGGCAGTGAAGAGCAGGATTCCTACAACAAGTCGCTGGTGATGACCGGTAGTTTCGCCGGTGTTAGCGCTGGTCAACTGGGCGAAATGGCCCGACAGGTAAGCGCTACGGTGGGTACCACTGGCCAAGCTGCTGCTGTTCTCGCGCTGCTGGCTGACAACGGCAAGATCGCGGGCGAGAGTTTCACCGGCATCACCCAGACCGCCGTTTCTATGCAGGAAGCGACGGGTAAGGCTGTCAGCGAAACCGTCGCCGAGTTCTCGAAGCTTGCCGACGATCCGGTGAAGGCATCTGCTGCACTCAACGAGCAGTACCACTACCTGACCGCCTCGGTTTACTCGCAGATCGCAGCACTGGAAGAGCAGGGCGACCACGCAGGTGCTGTGAAGCTGGCGACCGAGCAATATGCGGATGCCATCAACGAGCGCACGCCGAGAATCCTCGAAAACCTAAGCTTCTGGGAGAAGGGTTACAACGCAGTTGCGCGTGCGGCTGACAACCTGAAAAACATCGGTCGCAGCAACATCGGCTCCGATATTGAGCAGGCTCAACGTGATCTAACCCGGGCCGAGTCTGGGGATGTTGGCCTGTTTCAAAACAAGCAGGAAATGATCGACCTCTACCGCAACCGGCTGAATATGCTGGAGGACCAGAAGGCCGCTGAAGCAGACATTGCCAAGTACGACGGCGAGCAGGCCAAGGCACAGCAAAGCGCAGTCGTGGCGATGTCCAAAGTGGACGCGATCACCAAGTCTTCGCTGACCAACGAGCAGAAGCGCGCCGAGGCTATCAAGGATTACAAGAAAAGCCTGGATGATATCCGGAAGGTAGACCCGAAAGACTCTCGGCTTGATCCGGCAGCAGTCGCCAAGAACATGGCGAACCTCAACGACAAATTTAAGGACCCGAAGGCTGCCGCAGGCAGTGCTGACCTGACCAGCTTCAACAACGCGAAGAATGTATTGGCCGAAACCCTGGCCTACTACAAAAACGCGGACAAGGAGCTCGAAGCATCGCAGCGGGCTGGGGTGATCTCTCAGGCCAGTTACACCGAGCAGCGCGTCAGCCTGCTGAAGCAACAGTCGGAAGAGGTTGCCCAAAGCTATCAGTCGGAGATCGATGCGCTCGAAGCGGTCAAGACCAAGAAGGGCGCGACGGCGGCTCAAGTCATCCAGATCGATCAGAAGATTGCCGATGCCCGCAGCGCCATGGTCAAGGCGCAGCAGGATAGCGACAGCGAACTGTCGATCATCGCCACCAATGAAGAAGGGCGCCTGCGCAAGCAGACTCTGGCTGTCAGCACGTACACCAGCGCTCTGCAGCAACAGGTCGAGACACTTCGGCAGCAAGGGCTGCGAGCGGCTTCTGGCCTTGGCCAGGGTGATCGGCAACGTGGGCTGACGGATCAGCAGAACGGCATCGATGATCGCTTCAACCAGCAGAGCCTTGAACTGGCCAACCAGTATGGTGATGGCTCGCGAGGCATGAGCCTTGACGAGTACACCCAGAAGCTGGCGGCGCTGAAAACCACCCAGCAGGATCTGCACGACACTGTGCAATCTAACTATGACGAGATGACCGCAGCTCAGGGCAGCTGGAGCGCGGGTGCATCGTCGGCATGGCAGAACTACCTGGAGTCGGCGCGGGATGTTGCCGGGCAGACGAAAAGCTTGTTCAGAAACGCCTTCAGCTCGATGGAAGACGCGATCGTCAACTTCGCCTTGACTGGGAAGGCGTCGTTCGGTGATTTCGCGAAGTCGATCATTGCAGACATGGCGCGCATAGCTACTCGGCAGGCCGGTTCGGCGCTGCTGGGCAGCTTGGTCGGGGCAGCCACCAGTTATTTCGCTGGCAGCGGTACCGCTGCTTCGGCGGGATCTACTCAGGCAGGCTACAGCGGCGACCTTTCAAGCTTTACGCCGGTGGCCAGTGCCAAAGGTAATGTCTTCGACACGCCAGGCCTGAGCGCCTACTCGAACAGTGTGGTCAGCTCTCCGACCATCTTCCCGTTCGCCAAGGGCGCAGGACTGATGGGCGAGGCCGGGCCGGAGGCGATCATGCCGCTGACCCGGACAGCCGGCGGTCATCTCGGCGTGCGTGCGCTGAGCGGTGGCAGCAGCGGATCGAACATCAGCATCAACGCACCGGTCACCGTAGCGATTCCAGATCGCAGCTCGGAAGGCATGCAGATCGATCAGCAAGCGCTTCAGCAGAACCTTCAAACACAGATGAAGGTGGCGGCAGAGAGAGCCGTGGCTGAGTCTTGGCGCGCTGGCGGTGTCAGTTTTCGCAACGTTAACGGGAGGGCTTGATGGCGATCGAGACGTTTATTTGGCCAACGCAACACGGCGACTCACCCGAGATTACTTATCGGGTGCGCACCGCGCAGTTTGGCGACGGTTACAAGCAGGAGTCTGGCGACGGTCCGAACAACAAGGTGGACGCTTACCCGGTTACCTACAGCGGCCCAAAGGCCAAAGTTCTGGAAATCATGGTGTTCCTTGATCGGCACGCGGGGGCAAAAGCTTTTGCCTGGACAACCCCGCTCGGCCAGCTCGGACTTTTCACCTGCAAAAATCCCGTCCCGACTCCTGTGGGCGGCGGTGTATTCAAACTCACGGCCACCTTTAACCGTGCTTTCCAACCATAAGGAACACCCATGCCGCTGATCAGCGACATCCAGGTCCTAGAGCCTGGCAGCGAAGTGCTGCTCTTTGAATTGGACGGTACGGATTATGGCGCGGACATTCTGCGTTTTCACGGGCACGCCATCCCGCATACGCCGGCCGAGATCATTGCCGCCGGTGGTGATGCGGAGCTGTTGCCGGCCAAGGCCATTTGGTGGCAGGGCAACGAGTACGGGGCCTGGCCGATGCAGATCGACGGCATCGAGGCCAATGGCGACGGCACAGCGGTACGGCCTTCGCTTTCGGTCGGCAATGTCAACGGACGCATCACTGCGCTGTGCTTGGCATTCGATGATTTGCTCGAGTTCAAGCTGACCATGCACCACACCCTGGGAACGTACCTGGACACGCAGAACTTTCCGGCCGGCAACCCAATGGCTGACCCAACCCAAGAGACGATTGAGGTCTGGTACATCGACCAGAAAACGAACGAGGACGGGGAGACGGTCAGTTGGGAGCTTGCCAGCCCGGGTGATGTCGGCGGTGAATCCATTGGCCGGCAGGCAACCACCTTGTGCCACTGGTGCCTCACCGGCGGCTACCGTGGGCCGAACTGCAACTACACCGGACCGTACGTGACGAAGGACGGAGTCGTCACTGACAACCCCGAGCTGGATGAGTGTGACGCCACGCTGGGCCGGGGCTGCATCCCGCGCTTCGGTGAGGGCAATCCGCTGCCGTTTGGTGGCTTCCCTGCCGTTTCCCTGATCGCTCGGAGTTGACCATGCGCAAGCACATCTTGAAAGCGATTCAGGCTCATGCGGCCGCCGAGTACCCGAAAGAGTGCTGCGGTGTGCTGCTGGGCATTGGCCGCAAGCAGCAGTATTACCCGTGCCGGAACATCTCGACCGAGCCGAGCGAAGAGTTCCGGATCGATCCGGAGGAATACGCCGCGGCGGAAGACCTGGGTGAAGTGATCGGCATTGTTCACTCCCACCCGGACGCAACCAGCAGGCCTTCGCCGCGCGATCTCGCCATGTGCGAGGCGACCGCGATGCCGTGGCATATCCTCAGTTGGCCCGAGGGCGACCTGCGCACCGTGATGCCGACCGGCGATGTCCCTTTGCTGAAGCGACCATTCGTGCACGGTGCCTGGGACTGCTGGCAAGTCTGCGCCGACTGGTACAAGCGCGAATGGGGGATCGAGTTCGAAGCCTTCAAGCGAGCTGATGGTTGGTGGGAAAGCACCGACAATGCCAGTCTGTACGAGGCGAACTACGAGGCTGCCGGGTTCTACAAAGTCGATCAGCCACAGTGCGGCGACATGATCGTGATGGAAGTTGGGCGGACGGTGTACCCAAACCACGCAGGCATCTTCCTCGGCGCTGATCCGGCGCTTCCGGGCGAGGACTCGGCCACCTTCGGCCCCGGTCCTTTTCTGCTGCACCACCTGTACGGTCGACCGAGCGAGATCATTGTCTTCGGCGGGCCGTGGCTTGACCGAACACGCCTCGTACTCAGGCACAAAGACGCACCAACCAACCAAATGATGCGGTAAGTCCGCGAGGTAGGCCAAAGTGGAAAATATGATTGAGTCAGCAGCGAAAACCGCCAGTCGTGAGCCTATCTGGCGGCTTTCAAAGAGCGGCACTATTGAAATTAGTTGCGGGTTTTATCAGCGTGAAGCATTTGCTGAAGCTGTGCCAAGTCTGTTTTCAAAAGGTTTAGCGGCCATTCGTAAGCTGTTTTAGCAGCGCCAGTTTCACAGCCCTTCGCGGGATTGTCTGTGAAGTATTGAGCGGCTTTAGTGAGCGCGTCGCCATCAAAGCCGGGCGTTGCTCGAATGGTCGCAGACATCGAGACAAGCGCCATCAGCACACCTTGTTCGAAAGGGGATAGCTGTTCCATGTGACCTCCAGGTCATTAACGCGCCGAGATTGGCGCAATCCCAGTCCTTGGGCTTGCAGGCAAAGGACTGGGGCTGTCCTTTTAACTTTGTTGGTTATTGCTCTTCTGACTCTGGCGACTGCCAGCTAATGTGGAGCTTGTGGGTCGCTTCATCGTAAGCAATGTTTACATCCGACTCGGCAAAGTTTTCTAATACAGCATCTGCAAACTCAGCTTTATTCTCGCCCAGCGGATAGACAGTCGAAGACAAACCAAACCTGGTTTGCTCTACGATGTCGTAGTTGATCGAGTCCATGAGATCCTTGAATTCCATGTTTTTCTTGCCTTCTTCTGTGCGGCGGCGAAGCTCATCTGCATCTGGTGGCATTTTCTATGTCTCGCGGTTTATGGAAATTGCGCAAATTACGCAGAGCGAACCTATTGCCGATACATGGCACAGTGCAACTGTTCATCCATCCATGCTGGATGCTCGGACAGCATCAGGCTACAGTCACCCCTTTCAGGATGAGGACGAATCATGCGGATTTTGATAGGGGCGGTGGCGGTGATGCTGTTGGCGGGGTGCCTTGCCGAGGGTAAACGGTCTGAAGGGCTCGTTAATGCGACAAAGCAAATAGAAGACCTTCCGCTGGCAACCAATTCGCCCGATGCAACGGTTAAGTCTTGGTGGGCAGCAAAAGACGCCGAAATGCGACTTGATCTAGAACTCTGTTTCGAATATGCAAATCTTCAACGTCCGGCAATAGAGAAGCTAAGCCAGCTCGCGTCGAGCAATGTTTCCGAAGGCCGTAAATGTCGTGCGGAGCCACTATTGTTTGATCGACAAATAGCGACGGTCGAAGTCGAGTCTGAGACCCGGGCCACGGTGTACGCGCTGATAAAGAATATTACTCCGCCCGAGTCTGGCTCCACTCTGGGCGAGAGTGACCGTAGGTTGAAGGAGGCAGGGGAGCGTTACAGATATACGCTTGAACGCAAGGATAGCTCCAACGGATGGGGGATATCTAAGGTCTCGAACCTTCCGTCTTATGCAAAGGATTGGCAAGATGCATACATTAAAACTGTTCCTTCAAATAACCGATATGTATATGGAATGCTCCAGTGATCAATCGAGTGACCTGCATGAAATTATTCGTAGGGGCGTTGGCGGTAGCGCTGTTGGCGGGGTGTGTGTCGCCCAGCGATTTAGAAAAGAACGATCCGAGCATCAAGACGGCCACGACTAAGGATCCGAAGCGGTACGCTCTGTGTGTCTTCCCTAAATGGCAATCAGAGCGAACTGATTCGTCGATGGTTGAAACTGAAGCTGGTTATCGGCTGTGGGTGGCAAGCAACAACATGGCCGATGAGCTGCTTGAAATCAAAAAGACCTCTAGTGGCAGCTCAGTAACGCTTCACCAACGAATGGCATGGTCCGCCATGCCTGGCAGGAGCGGCATCGAATCGGCAGTGAAAAGCTGCCTCTGATCATAAATTTTCAAAGGCCGCCTTCTGGCGGCTTTTTTGTGCCCGAGGAAAACATGGCCGCATTCGCAATCAACTATCTGCCGATGACCACTATCAAGCTTTCAGGCTCGCTGGCAAAGAAGTTCGGCCGCATTCACCGACGGCTACTGGACTCTGGGAGGTCTTGGGAAGTACTCAAGGCGCTTAAATATACGATCGCAGGGTTTGAGGAAGAGATCAGACGCCTTGATCGTCTCGGAATGCGGTTCGCAATTTTTAGAAATGGCAAGAACGTCGGATTCGATGGGTTCGATTTGGCCGGCACGCGAGAAATTCGAATCGTCCCTGTCGTTGAAGGCAGTAAGCGCGCAGGCATTCTTCAAACAATTCTCGGTGCTGTGCTCCTGGTTGCGAGCATTTGGGTTCCCG